GTGATATAACAATTGAAGCCATTTCTCCGGAAGCCCCATGTCTCATACCTCTTGCGTTCATAACCCTTATTGCATCTCCCAAGTTAATTGCAGCCTGCTTAACTTCATAAACTATAGGAGCTTGGTCAAAACCTTCGGCGTAATCAGGGAAATGCACACATGATGTATTGATTATTTCAGTTCCTCTTGGTATAATCCCTAACACCAGATAATCATCATTATCTTTAGCCATCACTGCCATACCACTAGGTAGTCTATTTATGAACAGGTAATTATGAGCAGCTGATTCTTCAAACATGTACTTACTCAGACTAACAGTGAAATCTGCAGTAGTTATCTTAGACACCAAAGGATTATCATTGAAATCACGAATGACTAATTCGCTATCTCCTTTAAGACCAGTACTTCTAACTATAGCATTTAAATCACCTCTTACACTATATCCATTTACACCCCATCTGGTATAATGAGCAGACAGTAGATTCTTCAGAAGGGTCTTGTAGTCATTGCTAACCAAGCGATTAGACAAGTCGACTTCATCAATCATCAGTAACCCATCATTAACTGTGGCGTATATCATACTAGATTCCTCAACTGGTGAAACTGTAGTCAATCCGCTAACTACTTGAGATTCCCTATTATGACGAATATCCAGATTAGTAACTGATTCCTTCACAGAATTATTATAGGTACTGGTGACATAATTCATTAATTTTTGCATAAATAAATTATCATGCATTATATTATCAATAGTTATACTACTTCCCAGATACTTGTTATTTAGTCTACTTAATATGTAATTAATCCTGGAATATGCCCATGTAGGTATGCCCTCGTTATATAAGCAATTTCTCATGTCCTCACCTGAAGTAGAAGGTACCCTTCCACCAATAGTAGAATTCATACTGCATATTCTATTACACGCATCTATCGGAACTCTAAATTCACTCAGTTCCTGCATATTTACATCGAAGTCATTATCAGCTATCTTATCAAATATGAAAAGTTCAAATTTTATCAATTGTATCATTACCATATGTTTATTGAATGGAGTGTTACGATGCCCAGAAGGTCTCAACATATTCTTAATTATGAGCAGGAAATTAGCATTACAATCTAGCATCTGAGTACCATCTTCATAATTATTCCTACTCAGTCTGTTAATCAGCCCTTGATATAAGGAGTTAACAGCATCTCGAATACTATTCTTCACCGTTCTTGACATACGTGTATCAGCAAAACTGTCGGTGTTAATCACAACTGTAGGAACTTTAGTACCACCAGTGACACTTAACCTCTTCAGCGTGTTGATAATTCCTATCTTCACTGTTATTTCATCTGTTGTTAGAGACCCAATATTCTCCTTATGCCTATCATCCATATCAGTCATACTTAGAGTGGTGCCAACCCTACGTATCTGTTCACCAAGTTCATCCCAGCTATCACCTGTTCTTTGGATACCTATAATGAAGGAGTTTCTGAGTTCTGGATTGTTAAGTGACTCTTCTGTACTCATACCGGAACTAAACGCTATAAATTCTGATAAATTTCTTTGTATGCTTGTTCTTGCGTAAGGTCTCAACATCCTCATACTAACACTACACACTGCCTCAACCATCACTTCAACTTTCCAAGCTATGGGAATTTCAGTTGGACAATGAGTAGCCTCTCCTACTATAGAACCATTTATGGATGCATACAACCATTTTTCCAATCTAGTCAATAGGATGGCCTTTGTTGTTGCATTATCCTTAAGTGCATCTGTTATATTAGCAGTGAATGTTGTATCTGCAGCACTCCTTGCTTGAGCATTTTCTTCAACTAAAAGGTCCATAAACACACCGGTAGTCTTATCTGTAACTAATTCTTGATCAGGAGGACATATACCATCAAAAGTTGGATTAGCACAATTGAGTTCGATATCCCTAATAGAATAGTTTGTGCTACTAGATTCTCCAGATATCTTATATTTATCAATGTCACGATATTTGTATTTAATATACGAAGGAATTCTACATGCCTCTATATATGTGGTTCTATCTACTCTTTCCTGCTGAGCCAGAGTATTGTACATCGAATTACTCATCTTAGAGAGTATAAGAGAATGATAAGGAATAGGTATGTGTGCAGCTACAGCATTCTCTCCGAAATTTTTAGAACTCCTGTGAGATGACACCACATAACCAGCAGGCAGACTGGGACATGGAAGTCTGAATGCATTAGCAACAATGTTGTAAACATACAATAATGATGAGTTTGTAGATACCAGTCGTGCAGCCACAGAAACAAATCTTTCCATCTCTCTTTGTTTAGTGTTACCTGTAGACTCAGCAGTTATCTCAGGAGTCAGTTGAACACCTAGAAACTGTGCTATTGGTTCCTTGTATTCTTGCTCAGTTATCTTTGCTCTATTAAATGGTTCAAATGATGTATGAACATGTATAATGTCATCACTTTGATCGATAGCAGTTCTAGGACTATCACACAATCTGCTCATTCGATAATCAGGGTACAGTTTGTTCATAATATGATAAGTTAAATCAGATGATTTTATCTTCTTCCCTATATAAGGTCTGCTTGTGAAATAATCATCCCATTCCTCTATAGATTGTTTACAGCGCCTAGTATCAGTAAGTTGTGCTCTAGCTATATCCTTCTGACTCACAAATCTTAATGCAGCTGAACTTTTCATTATAGCAGTAGTTCGATTATAATTGATAATTTCAGGAACGGCTTGTATCAGCTTCTGGACAACTTTGATATCTATATTATCAGACATTTTTAATGAATTCAAGATCTTATCTCTCCTTTCTTTTGTCATTGGATCCTTCATTGACTCCTGATCAATACTTGACTTCTCCAAAAGAACTCTCACAGCACCTAATCCACTAGTATCCTTAAGTTCAGTCTGAAGCAAGCTCCCAGTCAGAAGTGTCTTTTCTGCACTACGTGGCCTGACTAAATTCTCATTTATCCTACAGAATACTCCTCCTATTTGTGAAGGATACGAGTCATACAACAATTCTACGTCAGCCGTAAATTCAGAAATAGGATTTATCTTGCTCAATAATCCTGACTCAGTAATAGATGGTGTCCTAAAACCTCCTGCAGAGTAAGGTATTGTCGTCAAAACGGCCAAAGTCTTTGAGCTTACTCTGCTATTCAACCTCCTCAATGTACTTATAGTCATGATATTTTGTATCAACATAGCCAACTCAGGTGGACCTTTAGCTGTAACCATGGCACTGCATTGACTACTCCAAAGCATCACCTTGTCGCTAACAGTTTCTATTCCCGGGTTGCTCTTCCTTTTCCCAATTGATGTTAACTCTTTAATCCATGTTGGTATGATCATACCTTTCTCCCCATATACACCCAAGTATTCCATAATTTCGGTAGAAGCCACTGTCTTGTCCATGTGAAATATTAATCCATAATCTTTAAATACATTCTGTATTTTGATGACTTTATCTCTTACCTCATCCATTGTGCCATTCACATAAAGCCTAAGGAGACCATCATCACTATAAACAGCCAACACTCCCATGACACCAGTACTTTGAGCAGCTATATCCATAACTACTTTCATTGCGAGAGTCCAC